TCAAATAACTATGCCTTGGGGCATGGATGGGGCAAAGTCCGATAATTTCTGGTTCAACATAGCAATCTGATCGCTGTTACTGTCGGCCATCCAGGCGCCGTAGACATTGAAAACCATTTGGGCGCTTGTGTGCCCCATCTGGCTCGCAATGAAGCTGGGGTTGGCCCCGGCTGAAAGTGACCAGCAGGCATAAGTGTGTCTGGACTGATATGCTTTGCGATGCCTTAAACCAGAGCGTTTCAGCGCCGCCTCCCATGAGTCACCAATTGAATCAACCTTGTAATGATAACCAACATTACTGCTTTTTCTGACCAACAAAGGATTGAACACAAATGTACAGTCATGAATAGCCGTTCGACCATACTCCCGTAGTTGTACCTCAATCTGATACTGCCTTCCCAGTCTGGTCATTTCCGCCTGGTTCCTCAAAGCGCTAATGGCTGGTTTGATCAGATGCACGACCCTGTCGGTGCCGGCTTCGGTTTTTGGTAGAGTGAAATCACCGAGTTTCGTATAATTTCGGCGTATGGTCATCGTTCCAGCTTTCAGATCTATGTCTTCCCATGCAAGGGAGACCAGCTCACCGTGGCGTAATCCTGTGTAAACCGCAACAGACCACAGGTTTTTCGTTTGCTGATGCGGGCAGGCATCTATGAAACGAATAAATTCGTCACGAGTGAGTGGATCAGGTTCTATCCTGGCCCTTTTAAGCGGCCTGATTCCGTTAAACGGGTTTTCTCGGATATAACCATTATCAGCGGCAAACTGAAACATGCCCGCTATGGTGGTCATGTAATAGTTTACCGTCGCCACGCTCAACCCCTTTCCCCCCGACAACATATCCTTCCTGACATACAACAGGTCTTCCCTAGTCACGGATGAGGAAAGCTTGTTTCCGCCAATCCTCAGCAGCATATTCCTTACAACCGATTCATACCGGTCCAGAGCATTAGCGCAGATCTCCATCCGTTTCAGGTCAAGCCATTTTTCAGACAGCTCTTTCACGGTAATTTCTTTCTTGCCGATACCGAAAATTTTCAGGTTTGGCGAGTTGGGGAACTGCGCCGCATAGTCAAAGGTCCCCATGCGGATAGCAAAACATACTGACGTTCGCAGATCCCCAGCCACCTTCCTGTTTTTAGCGGTGTCAGGGACACCGAGGTTTTCCCTGACACGCTTACCTTTAAAAATGAACCATATGCGGAGTGATTTTCCGTGGTTCTCAACGCCCGTTGGGTATGATTCTTTACTCATTGTTCCCTCCCGACGCCCAGGAGCTGTATAAGCTTACCTGTTTCATGTTGCCCGATCACCAAATTGGTTGCTTTTGTGCTGCAATCCACGCATCAACCGCTTTGCGGTTATACATGCATTCGCTGGTGGGCTTTGGATCACCCTCTGGGGAAACGTGCTTATACTCCCTACCCAGCAGCCAGGACTTTTTGCGGGCGCGGGTAATTGTACCGCGCTTCATGCCAGTCACTGCGATCAGCAGGTCCTCAGATACCCACTCGTTCGGCTCAAGTTGAATGATTGCCTGCATACCCACCTCACACCACGTTCAGGCCACGATAGTGGCGCCACAGTTTAAATTCTCGCTTCATTCAGCTGTCTCCTGTTCAGCTTCGATGATGGCATCCACAGCCATCATCAGAGTTCTGGCGAGGTCGTCGTAATCCGTCCAAGCATCGTTGCTGAAGAAGTTCGTGATCATAACTGGTGCAATTTTTGCGATAAGATACTGACGATAAGTCATGCCACCTGGTGTCGCATTGCTTGGGTTCGGGTATGCATAGTGCTGACCGTTGCTCATCGTTTCGCCTCCCGGATCAGATGCTTGTAGGCCCGAAGGGCGTACTTTGTCTGGCCGCTTAAGGCCGTTTTCATAATGAAAAAACCGCTGCTCTGGCTGGTCATTTCAGGCGTGAGAAGCAACGCCACATCAATCACCCGGTTGTGTCGGTGGAACTCAAATACAGTGCTGGTGACCGTGATAACTGAAACCGACCCTTGATCATTAAGCTCAATTTTCACAATGTTTTTCCTCCCATCCGATAGCCTGAAACAGCCCCATTTTCGGGTGATACCAACGGGCCCCACGTGGTTCGGCTTCTGCCATCATTTGGCGGAATGCTTTCATAAAAGGCTCAAGCTCCACGATAGCCCGTCGTGAGAGCAGGCCGTCAGGTGTCATAAACTCGTGAGTATCGGTGGGGATACGGTATGCGTTAACAAGGTTTCTGCACTTGGCATCGGTCATGCCGCTTTTTGCGACCACCTGGCGATAACCGACATATCCGGCCCGCATATTTCCACGCTTAATGTTTTCGACAGCTTCGACTACGGTTTCAACCTGTTCTTCAACCTGGTAGAGGCGTCGCTCCTGCTCAACATTCAGCAGGGCCATTTCAGCGATCAGCTCTGCCTGCGATTTTGGCCGGGAGCGTTCTTCTTCCAGCTCTTTCCAGCGATCTACCAGTCTGGCGGTAAACTCGGGGCTGAGTTGCGCGACCACAATGATGCTGTCACGCTTCCCTTCTTCACTTTCAAAAACGTAAATTGTTGTGGGGCGCCCGGCAGTAGGCTTTTCCTCAATTTGAGGAGAAGTAATAACGCCACGCATAATCAGGGTCTCAATCGTACGTTTCACGTTGTCGTGGCGTTTTTCTACCAGCTCGGCGATCTCAAGGCTGGTCATGGATGGTTTGTTAGTGATCAAGTTATTCATCATCATTCCCCTCAATGCATAATCGGTGCTTCTGGCACACCTTCGATCTGGATGTGTTCGATAAAGCTGTCGTGGAGGAGGTTAAACCCCTCCCGGCCAAGTGCTGATAACCTGAACCCAAATTCTTCGTCAGCAATAACCATGTCCTGATACATCCGCAGCGCCAGCTGCTGGCCAACCTCTGGCCCATATTTCTCGATTGCCCCCAGCTCAATATGGTTGGCGAGTGCAAAGCGTTCAGGTCCCGGATAGACGCTAATGGCGCCATGCTTGCTGGAATAGATAACAGCAGTATCAACACCGCCAGTATCATTCGGAACGTCGACAGTTCCGTTTTTCTCCAGCTCCTCAGTGATGAACACGGCAGCCAGTAACCAGCGCCAGAGGATCAACTCTTTTTCGATATTGAGCGTGATCCAGTTGCTTTCTACCGCTTCCATGATGCAGGCCAGAATTTCCATTCCATCGGCAAGGTGTTTGTCATAGCGACCGTTATCCAGCAGGCGAATAGCAGCGGAGTAGCCAATCACCCGGTTTCCAGACCGGATCCCTGTTGAGGTTGGTTCCGGGTTAAGCATGTTCTGAAGCATTGCGAACCTCTCATATGTGCCCGGCTTGTCGCCGGGCTGGTGGATCATTTAACCTGGATAAACGGGGTGTTTGTTCCGCTGGTCATGTACTGGGGCAGGGTGCCATTCCATTTGTTGATGGCCTCCAGTTGCAGTACCTCAGGGTTCTCACGCAAGGCCTGCCCACGGATCTGGATAGACTTTGCTTCTGCTTCAGCCAATTTCAGCTTTGCATCCGCCTGGCCATCGGCTTCGGCTCGTAACATGTTGGCTTCAGCTTCACGTTGTTTAACTTCCTGCTCGCGCTGCAGCGTCTTCTGGTTGGCCGTAACTTTGGCGTTGATGCTTTCGATCACTGTCGGCGGGTATTCCGGACGGCCAACGTAAGAAAGGCTGATCACCTGGATACCAACCGGCCCCATATCGGACTGGATCTCTTTCAGTGCGTTTTCAAGCAGCTCAGCTTTCCCGCCGTCAATGAATTTATCGGTGCTCATCCGACTTGCGAGACGATTAAGGGCGTCAGCAATTTTCTGCCGCAGGTCGGTGTCGGTGATGTCGTCCACGCCTTTACGGTAGGTCTGGAAAACGGTTGTAACTTTGGTCGGATCAACCTTGTACGCGACCCCGATGTGGTAGCCGATGGTGGTGCCATCGCTCATCTGGAAGTTGAAAGCGTCTTCATACGTTTTCATCTGCTTGAAGGTCGGAAAGATATAAACCTCGGTATTCCAGCCGGTCCAGTAGCGGCCGACGCCGACGACTTCACCAACGCCTTTATCGTCGCCCAACTTATTCACCTTGATACCCACGTTGCCGGGCTCAACTCGATCGCAACCAACAAGGCCGATGGCAGAGAGTGCGATAATTGAAGCCATAATTGCTTTTTTCATTTCTTTTCCTTCGTTACGGTAAGCACAAGACCCTTACAAATGGCGTAGATGCACGGCGGGGTCAGAATCGCCAGGGCAAAACCGGATATAACTGCTGTCGTGTCCTTCATCGAAATGAGGATCGGAACGAACAGCCCATAAACGCTGGCGACAATCACCACCGATAGAACAATGCGTAAGTAAGCAATCATCGACTCAGCCCTCCAGGCTTACAGGCCTGTAGTTCTTCGCGCTCTTTCACGTAGCGGTCGTGCATGGCATCCCACTTTTTGCACCACTTTTGCATTTCTCTTTTGCGGGCGAGGATGCGACGCAGCCGGCGAACGGTGCGCTGGTGGGCGTTAAAATACTCAGTGGTCACGGCGCCACGTTGCCAGCTACTCAGTTCTGGATTCAGTGGATGAATTACCTGCACGTCCGGATAACGCTGCTTGAAACCAGAACGCCCAAAAGCTCGGGAGATCATGAAGAACGCCAGGTAACGAATTGCGGTATCCCGGCTGAAGCACCGCTTCATGCGTCCGTGGCGGATCGCGGCGAACAGATCACCAACTGGCGTTGGGTGCTTTTGCAACGCCAGGTCAATGGCGCTGACAGTTCTGTTGTCAATCATTTGTCTTTCTCCCGGTTATAGGTTTCATGACTCATAACTTCCCAGTTCCGGCCATCGTCTTTCGATAACAGGCGCCAGCGTGGGTTAACCTTCAGGCTGAGGTAGCCGGTGCGGCGCATTCGCCGCGGGAATATCCGCCGGCGCCGATACCGCAGCAGGACCTGCAGCGCCTGCAGGTGAACCCTCTCAGGAATTCGTATCGCTGTCAGTGCCACCAGCTTCCTCCTCGATCCTCAACCCCGCGTCGCGGGCCATTTCGATAAACGTGGCCAGTGTGCAAATGTGCTCGTCGTCGAACAGCTGGCGGTCGCATATCACCCTCCCGTTCTCGATGTGCAAGACTACCCGCCCGGTAAAATCAGGGAGGACATGCAGATCCACGTTCAACACGGGGCGGGGGATCAGCACACCCTGATAGAGCATTGTTTGCTGGTTATTCATTGCCGGACTCCGCAGTAACTGGTTTCTGCTTTTTGACGAACTCAACCAGTTCAGAAATAAGCTCGTCGATTAACTCTTTCCCGCTTTCTGTGAGGAATTCGCCGCTGCCATTAACATCAACAGAGTTGCTGTAAATTCCCTTAAGAGCTTTCACACCTTCCACATTTCCGTATTCACCGAGCGCCAGTCGCTCGAATTTCCGCAACAATCCATCAAGAAGAATCTCAGTTAATTCGATAGTACTAATCCCACCCTTGTTGAGCTTAATGACAAGTAAGCTACTCCCAGTCTTTCGCTGGTGGCGTAACAAGGCCGCTTTTAAAATTCTGCGTCTATAAGTGCTAATTAAATTATTCACTTTTATTTACCGTAAGCCTTTTTTAAATAAAGCATGGCTATAGACCAATAACCAAGAGAGACAAATAACTGAGCTGTTTTAAATGCTTGTTTATTAATCATGGTTACCCTTAATTTGATTGCAGAAATCCCCGGGATTACTCCTGTAATTAAAATTACTAATTAAATTTTTAAGCCGGGTTTTTAGACTCTTCCTCAATAAGGTACGCTGCAACTGGCCCAATCAGATCAGCCAAAAGTGAGGCGACAGATTCCACGTCTGAGTCGGTCAGTTTATGAGGGTAGTTCTCAAGCATCCTCGCCACAATCTCAGCCTGGTAAGCCTTTGATGCTGCTTTTTGCAAAGTGATATCAGACATTTTTAGCATCCTTATAACCGGAAGAATATGTTGCTGAGTTAGCTATTTTATTTGTTGCTATTGCTAATTCAGCGAGGTCTGCAACCACACTAGAAAGCATCATTATTTTATCTTTATTTAATCTCTTTTCTTCTGCCTCACTCATTATGCTAACCCCTATATGATTGATGGCTTGCAAAATAGATATTGTTTTTGTATCGCAATCAGTAGCAATTTTGTCGAAATCAATGTTTTGACATTGCTCTTTATCGGAAGAGAAACGGTAATCAGGTATAGTTACCAGTTGAAAAAATTTCTCTGTACTCATCTTTTGCACTCCATTAATCCGCTAATGCATAAACAATACATAACGTATTAAATAAGATCAATACAAAATGGAGTATTTTGGTGTGTTATTTCACATCATTTTGTTTTTCAAGGTTTTTTAGTTTCTGGTGGGGTGTTGGAGGCAAAAAAAAAGCCGCTTTCGCGGCCAATTTATGGGAGGTTGGTGATTTTTGCGTCGACTACAACCCCGATAATACGGCAATTGCCATTGATAGGGATTATTGGGTATTGGGGGTTGAGGGGTTTGAGAAATCTTTGACCGGCATCGATAACAAGCTTTTTGAAAGTGGCTTCATTGTCACCGTCAAGTTTCGCTACAACCAATTTTCCGTTGATTGCTTCCACTTGGGGATCGACAAGTATCGCCATCCCTTCCGGTATGCTCAGCCCTGCTGGTGATGTCATGGAATCGCCTCTGACGTCTAACCAGAACGAATCCTCAGAGCATTCAACGGTGGTGTCATACCATCGATCTATCGCTCTACGGTGGTACGGTTCTACAGCTTCCATCCAATCTCCAGCGCTAACCCAGCTTATAACAGGGTAGCTTCCCTTGGATTCGTTAATGCTATTAAAACTTACATTGTGATCGGCTCTTGAGTCGCTGATAGTGCCGTCAGCATTTACTACGAAGCCGGGCATTTTCAATATGTTAAAAATCTTAGCTATAACCTCTAAGTTCGGTTCACGTCTGGCGTTTAACCAATGGCCCAGCCCGCCCTGCGTTATGCCGAGCGCCTCTGCCAGCTGTTCTTGAGTCATGCCGACTTCTTTCATCCTGGTTTTGGCCAGGTCCTGCCATCTCTGTTTCATAGCCATGATTATTACATTCCGTATTTACTGAGCAACTTCCATTTTGTATTATTCTTGTGACCGTGTATAGTACGTTATGTATTATTTATGCGAGACTAATCGAATGAGTGGAATCAAGAGCCTTAGACGCAAAGCAAAGGTAACTCAGGGAGAGCTGGCCGCGCTGATTGATAGCTCCCAGGGGGCCGTTAGCCACTACGAAACAGGAAGAAGGATTCCTGATGTTGCAGTCGGAAAGCGGATCGTCAGCGCGTTTAAACAGCTTGGCCTGAATACAAGTTTGGACGAGGTATTTTCAGATGATGTTGCACGGGATGAGGCCTGACCACGGTTTGCTCCCATCTGTGTACGCATCTGCAGATGAAGAATGGATCAAGCAGCAGTTACTGAGCCTGACGCCAGCAGCACGACAAAAAGCCATTCAGCGTTATGCAGCTGTGTATCAGGAATCGTTCGAAGCCGAGCCCGTTCCATACCGCAAGGAGAACCGGGCAAGGCATGAAGCCAATGTGAGGCTTCGCAGATTCGTGGATGCACACGGACGCGCACTGCAGGGGTATACGACCCAGCCACCCCTGGCCGGATCTCAGTAACGATCCGTTGGTCACCGGGCTTAAAGGTGCCGGGTGATAGCAGGGAACAATCCTTGACTGTTTTTTGTTCTTTGTACCAGCTTGCGAGTACATGGGATGGGGAAGAGGGAAGAGGGGGGTTGGGGGGAGTTGGGAGTTAGGGCAGGAATAGCGTCCTTTTCCAACAGACAGGTACATGGGTTAGGTAGGTACCGATCTTGAAGGCAGAACCATAAAAGAGCGGCGCACTAGCAAACTGGTACACGGTATCCCGGCAAGAGGTCAGGAATGTTTCTTCCTGGAAGAGTAGAACTCAAAAAGGGCTGACAATGCTTAACATCACACCGAACTTTGCACAGGAACGTGGGCTTAACATGCTGCGGCGCACCTGGAAGGCGCACGATTCCTTCATGGTCTACGCACCGACCGGAAGCGGCAAAACAGGCCTGGCTGCGTTTATCGCCGCCGGCCTGGTTAGTCGTGGTATGCGTGTTCTGTTTGTCGCCCCGTATACGATCCTGATTAACCAGACCGCCCAGCGCTTTACAGAATACGGGTTGCCGGAAGACCAGATTAGTTTTATCTGGCGTGATCACCCGAACTACGACCCAAATCTGCTGATCCAGATTGCGAGCGCTGACACGCTCATTAGGCGTGAATTTCCCAAAAACATCGATCTGCTTATTGTCGATGAGGCGCACCTGCGTAAACGCCGTATCCTGAAAGAAATCGAACGGATCACAGCGGAGAAAAAAGCGAAGGTTATCGGTTTATCTGGTACCCCTTTTGCGCCGTTCCTGGGCCATTACTATCAACACCTGATTAAGCCAACGACGATTGGCGAATTGATCCAGCGTGGTGACCTCAGTAAGTACGAATTTTTCGCCCCAACAAAACCGGATCTTAGCGGGGTAGAAACGAAGCCATCTATAGAGTTCGGTACTGATTACGACGAGTCCCAGCTGGCGGAAATCATGTGCGGTTCTGACCTGGTGGGCGATATCGTCGATAACTGGCTTCGTCATGGTCGTGACCTTCCTACGGTGGCGTTCTGCGTTAACAAGGCCCACGCAAACTTTGTAACCATGCAGTTTAACAAGGCGGGCATTAACGCTGAGGTGATGGTCGCAGAAACACCCCACGAAGAACGGCAGGCGATGATCCACCGCTTCGAGACTGGCGCCACAAAAATAATCGTCAGTGTGGGTGTGCTGGTGGCCGGTTTTGATAGTGATGTTCGCTGCATTATCTACGCCCGTCCGACAAAAAGTGAAATTCGCTGGCTGCAGGCGCTGGGCCGCGGACTGCGAACTGCACCCGGGAAAGATGCCTGCCTGATTTTTGATCACAGTGGCACTGTGCATCGCCTCGGCTTCCCTGACTCCATCGAATACGACGATCTGCCATCCACAAACGACGGCATGAAAGCGGCCGCTGCCGGCGCAACTAAGGAGCGCGAAGAAAAACTTCCGAAAGAATGCCCCGAATGTCATTTCATGAAGCCATCCGGCGTTTACGTCTGCCCAAAGTGCGGATTTAAACCGCTCGTTGGTCAGGACGTCGAGACTGACGGCACCCGCAACATCAAAAAAATGAGCAAGCACGAAACGGTTTATACCAAAAGCGACAAGCAGTCCTGGTGGAGTCAGATCAAGTTTTACCAGCGTCATCGTGCGGCGCAGGGGAAACCTGTCAGCGATGGCTGGTGTGCTCATACCTTTCAGGAGAAATTCGGCGAATGGCCCAACGGCTTAAGCGACTTTCCAATGGAGATCACACCGGAGGTCAGCAATCACATCAAACACAAACTTATCAAATTTGCTAAACGCCGCGAACGCCTGCAGCAGATGGGGAAGAAACCTGACCAGGATCTATTTCCACCTCCGAGCGCCAGTATCAACTATGAGCCTCCTGAGGGCAGCGACGGGCAATTAATTATCGAAGCAAAACGAAAACTCCAGAAAAACGTAAATAGTGCGAGTCAGTGATATGAAAACAGCAGAAGCAGCAAAAGGCCGGTGGTCAGAAATTTTTGAATATTACGGGCTGCCGCCTATCACCGGGAAAAACCATTACAAGGGAGAATGTCCGGTCTGTAAGGCGCGGGGGAAGTATCGCGTTGATGACCGTGACGGTCAGGGTACATGGATCTGTGTATGCGGTAGCGGTGACGGGATGAAGCTGCTGACCCTGACCCAGTCAAAAAGCTTTTCCGCCATCTGCGCAGAAGTGGACCAGCTCATCGGGAATAACTATCAGCGCATCAACGTGCCTTCTAACAGTTCGGCGGCGCGGCAGCGCCAGCGAGTCATCAGTAAGTTTTCCAAGTTGCTCGATTTACGGGGAACTAGCGCGGCTGGTTACCTTCTTCAACGTGGGATAAGTCGCCTGCCGGCAGAAGGCATCCGTTTTTGTGACCGCCAACGCCATGCGGGGCGCGTTTATCAAGCTCTGTATGCCCTGGCTACCGATGACAAAGCTGAGCTTTGTTACCTGCACCAGACGCTGCTGGACGGCGACAGGAAGGCAGATATTGATAGCGCCAAACGTCTTAAGTCGCTTCAAGAGGACAGCTATCTGGATCACGCCCGCTCTGTGGCCATTCGCATGTTTCCGGTATCAACGACGATCGGCATTGCCGAAGGTATCGAAACAGCACTCTCCTGTTATCAGGTTTATGGCGTCAACACCTGGGCGGTAATCAACAGCGGGTTTATGAAGAAATTCCGGGTCCCGGCAGGTGTGAAGCATCTGATTATTTTTGCCGACATGGACAAGCACTCTGCAACTGGACATGCCGCGGCGTTCGAGTGCGCCCACGCAAACCTGCTGGCGAAAAACGACCTGGTGAAAGTCAGCATACGCTGGCCGGATAACGGAGATTTCAATGATATGCTTATGAACGGCGATCAGGTTCGTGAACAAGTTTTCTATAAAAAGGTGGCAGTATGATGAACAATAACAATCTGCAACATAACCAATTCTTCACCATCGAACAGGACTTTTCGCCTGAGAAAATTACTGATGCTGAGCGTCTTGTTATGGAGTGCTTCAGTCATATTTATGCAAACTGGGCCGATGAAAAAAACTTAAGTCGTGAGGCAGAAGAACTTCGCGTAAGAGAAATAAAAGGTTTTAAAAACATCCTCCTCTCTCCCTGGACATTAAGCGATGTAACCATTGAATGGGATTATTGGGAATCTGTACTTCGTCACAGGTATAAAACACAAAATGGCGATGGCTACGTCCAGATTATCTGGGATCGGCGTGGGTGGCTCACTGACCTTTTGTGCGTCATGAAACCTGTTACCCGGGCTGAAGCATTAACAGTCTGCAAGTGGTTACTGGCATGTGACTATTTTGAGGAACGGGATTCGCTGTTTGATTGCATTATTTTGAACCTGGTCGGGGAGTGCGAAGAATGAAACTGGAAGCCTCCCTCAAACACTTTAGCCCGCAGGGGATGCATATCAGCGACGACGTGAAAAGCACATCGCCGAATCGCCTGAATGGCACAGACATTATGACCGGGATCGGTGTGACCAGCAGCAGGGCACGCTTCGGCTTGGCCGCTTTCTTCGGAAAGGCTGGTATCAGCAAAACGGATGAACAGCTCGCAGTTCAAGCGCTGGCGCAGTTTGCCATCAAAAACGCTCCTAAAAATGTCCGCAAAGCCGCTGGTGACGAGCTCGGAGGCTGCATGTTTACGCTGGCGCAATTTGCCTTTGCGGAATACTCACGTTCGGCGGCCACCAGCGCAACGTGTCACAACTGCAGCGGTACCGGCTTTATTTCCCGCCATGAAGATGTAATTAAGCACCCTGGTATTTTCGATGCAGACGGTGTCGAGGTGAAGGCCCCAAAGATTAAAAATGAACTGGTGAAAAGGGTCTGTGGAGTGTGTGGAGGAAAGAAAGTGATCCATGCGCGATGCAGGTGTGGTGGTAAAGGGGAGGTGTTAGATCGCAAAGCGACCAAAGAACTTGGCGCACCGGTTTTCAAAACATGTGAGCGCTGCTCTGGAAATGGCTTCTCTGTTGTACCCTCAGCGACGGTTCACCGCGCCATTCTGAAGCGTCTCCCTGATCTCCATCAGTCTTCGTGGTCACGCAACTGGAAACCGTTCTATGAGGGGCTGGTGGACATGCTGCGTAAGGGTGAGCGACAAGCGGCTGTAGAATTCGAGAAGGCAACGACTTACTAATGTGATCGGAGCAAATGGCGACATTTTTTTGCACGTTAATGTTGACTTTGCATAAAAGTGTCCTGTATGCTTCTAATCATGGATACGTACATCCAAATGAAACTGATTCTGAACCCTGCCAACCGGCGGGGTTTTTGCTTTTCTGGGGGAAGATTACGCGCTATAACAAACTCTCCCAGATCAGGAGATATCAGTTATGGAAAATAAACCATTAGATCCGAATCAAAAGGCAAAGATAGTAGCAGAAGCAATGGTTAAACATATGGCTCCGGTGGCTCCCCCTGTGGCCCAGGTAAAGGAGATTATTGCCAGGGTTCGACGTGGCGGTGAAGAAAGCATGCTGGAATTGGATGTAATGAAAATGCTGACATCATATTTTTTGGAAGCGACGAAACTTCGGGATTCCATGCCAGAAGAGGTAAAAAAAGCACTTGGTAAGTAATCTGGCACCTACATACTGGCTATTTCGGTAGTAGCTTTCCTTAAGTGACGTAAAAATATTACCCACGACAATAACAGGCTGCGCATTAGCGCGGCCTTTTTTATTTGTGCCGCCAGAACGTCACTCACTCTGTGCTTTGTCGTAAATCCATCTGGCGGCCTTTCCCCATACAGGGCTCACCTGCGACGGTTCATAACCCAATCGCAGGGCGCTTGCGCAGAGCCCGCACATTTATTCACTCAGCTTCCCGATCTTTCATCGGAGGCGGTAACTATGGCTAAACGTATGCAAGACAAAGAGAGCATTGCCGGGATGTCCTGGCTGGTTCTGCTGATTATTGCTTGCTGGGGTGGACTTGTCCGCTACCTGATAGATGTGAAGCAGAGCAAGGCAACATGGAGCTTGATCAATGCTCTTGCCCAAATGGTGGTTTCAGGGTTTACCGGCGTTATTGCTGGCCTGGTGAGCATTGAAAGCGGACTGAGCATTTACATGATACTGGCCACTTCCGGGATTAGCGGGGCAATGGGTTCTGTTGCTTTGACCTATTTCTGGGAGCGCATTACCGGAGTCAAGGCGCCATGACAGCAGACCAGATTATCGAGGGGATCCTCGGCAAAGAGAGTGGTTATGTCGATCACCCCTCTGATAAAGGCGGGCCAACCCGCTGGGGCATCACGCAAACCACCGCCCGTGCACATGGCTACACCGGTGATATGCGAAACCTGCCAAGGGAAACAGCAAAGCAAATCCTGCTGAGCGATTACTGGACCGGCCCCCGGTTCGACCAGGTAGCGAGTTTGTCTACGTTACTGGCGGATGAGCTTTGCGACACTGGCGTGAACATGGGGCCCAGCGTCGCCAGTAAGTTTTTCCAGCGCTGGCTCACTGCTCTGAACATGCGCGGGAAGCTATACCCCGATCTGATCCCGGATGGCGCCATTGGCCCCCGAACCATCACCGCGCTTAAGGGATACCTT